AGCATAGAAGATGCTAGGTTTGTTTGTCATCGCGTCAGAAAAACTTTATCTGAACTTAGGATCATGTATCCAGATCAGGACTTTGGCCCAGAAGATTTGGGAAGTGGCGATGATGACGCTTACTTTAGTGCAGAAAGATTATCAAGATACGAATTTGATGACTCAGAAAATTATGGGTTTGGTGGAAATGAGGAAGAGGCTTTAAGGGAATATTGGCTACATGAGTCATTTATAAAAACAGATTACGATGAAGATGGTATTGCAGAACTTAGGAAGGTATGCAGTGTAGGTAGTTATGTATTTTCTAATGAAGAGATAGATAAAAAACCTTTTGTTAGTATTACTCCGCTAAAAATCCCGCATAAATTTTTTGGTTTATCTATTGCAGATTTAGTAATGGATTTACAGTTAATCAAGTCTACGCTTATGCGTAACTTGATGGACAATGCTTATAACCAGAACTTTGGTCGCTATGCTGTAATGGAAGGTCAGGCAAACCTTGACGATCTTCTTACACAACGCCCGGGTGGTATTGTCAGAGTTAAATCACCCAATGCAGTCATGCCTTTGGCTACTCCTCCTCTTGAGCCATATTCATTCCAGATGCTTGGATACTTGGATGAGGTAAGGGAAGCAAGGTCTGGTGTAAACAAAAATACACAGGGTATTAACGCAGACGCTCTCACAAGCCACACAACGGCCACAGCAGTGAATGCGGTGATGACCAATGCCCAGAGTAGGGTTGAGTTAATTGCCCGTCAGTTCGCAGAGACAGGCGTTAAACAGTTAATGAACTGTATCTATGAACTTCTTTTAAAGTATCAGGATAAAGAACGTGTTGTTATGTTACGCAATGAGTGGGTTCCAGTACGTCCCGATATGTGGAGTGATAAGATGGACTGTACTGTTTCGGTTGCTCTTGGTAATGGTTCTAAAGATCAGCAGATGGCTCATCTATCACAGATGCTTTCATTTGCGTCACAGGCTATGCAGGGTGGGCTACCCATTGTAACAGAACAAAATATGTACAACCTTGGTGCGGCTCTTATAAAGGCTATGGGATATCAGAATGTCGATGACTTCCTAACTCCACCGCCTCCACCACAACAGGGTCAGCCTACTCCAGAACAACAATCTGCCATGATGGAACAACAGAATAAAATGAAAGAGTTGGAGATTAAACAGGGCGAACTACAAGTTAAGATGATGAAAGTCCAACAAGATGCTCAAGACGCACAGGTAGACGCACAACTTAAAGCGGCAGAGATCGCACTAGAAAGAGATCAAAACAGGCCAATAGCAATAGGATAATATGACAGACCAACAACGAGAGGAACAAGCAAAACGCCTCCTCAATGACCCGATGTTTAACGAAGCATTTGACCAATTAGCAGAACATATACATACCACTTGGATACAAACAAGTGTGAAAGATGTCGAAAGTCGTGAGCAATCATGGCTTTCTTTACGGCTCCTTGAGCGGATACGCTTACATCTAACCAGTATCGTAGAATCTGGAGAGTTAGCGAGGAAGATTAAGGACATCCATATATAGGAGAATTTGTAATGGCGGATACCATTGACCCGCAAGCAGTAGAGCAAGGCAGTATAGCCGAAGCACAAAGTGCTTTTCTTGGATTATTGGAGCCTGAAGAGGCCAAACCAGAAACTGAGGCAAGCGAACCTACCGAAGATGTTGATGAGTCTACTGAGGAAACTCAAGACGAACCATTGGAAGAGGATGCCTTAGAAGAGGAAACCGAAGTTGAGGAAGAATCTGATGAGGAACAGTTGGATGAAGACGAGCAAGAAGAGACTGAAGAAGTCTATTCCGTCAAAGTTGACGGAGAAGAGATGGAAGTTAGTCTTGACGAACTTGTTAATGGGTACTCCCGACAATCTGACTATACTCGTAAAACGCAAGAACTTGCAAGCCAGAGGGATCAAATGGCCCAAATGCAACAGCAATGGGCTACTGAAATATCTGAAGCACAAGCGGAGCGTCAGCAATACATAGAAGCGCTTGGACAATTTGTTCATCAATCTATGGCAGGTCTAGAGCAGTATGCAACAATCAATTGGGAACAACTTCGAGAAGATGATCCTATTGCATTTGTTACAAAGAAAGAAGAGTTTCGTGACGCTCAAGAAAGAGTTAGGCAAGCGCAAGCCCAACAGGAATATGAGAATCAAAAACAAAACGAAGAGATTAGTAAAGTTCGTAAAATGGCTGTTCAGGAAGAATACAAGCGATTAACAGAGGCTGTACCTGAATGGAGTGATCCAGAAAAACGAACTAAATTAGCCTCTGATCTTTCTTCATACGCTATACAACAGGGATTTACTCAGGATGAGTTAAAAGAACTGATAGACCATAGATCGTTAATTGTACTTATGAAAGCATCTAAATATGATGCTCTTCAAAAGTCTGACGTTAAAGCCAAGAAGTTGAAAAACAAACCCAAGGTTGTACGATCAGGTAAGGGCGGCGCTAAGAAAGCCGACAAAGATCGTAATAAACGTATTGCCTCCATGAAGCGTCTTAAAGAGAGTGGTCATGTAAATGATTCTGTATCTCTCTTTGAGGATTTTGTAGACATTTAACAAAGGAGGTAATCTGCTATGGCAGTTCCCGGAAATACCCGATTGACCTTTGGTGGCGTACAGGTACGCGAAGACCTTAGTGATATCATTTATAACATTAGTCCTATGGACACGCCCTTCATGTCTGGCGCAGGTAAAGGCTCTTGCTCAAATACTCTGTTCGAATGGCAGAAAGATGAGTTGGCCGCCGCCGCCGCTAACCAGAAGTTAGAAGGTGACGATCCTGCATCGTTGGCTGTTGTCGAGCCTGTTAAGTTGACCAACCAGACTCAGATTTCTGAGAAGGCTGTTCAGACTTCAGGTACGGCAGAAGCAGTTGATTGGGCAGGTCGTAAGTCCTCGCAAGCGTATCAACTTGCCAAACGCGCTAAAGAAATTAAGCGTGACATGGAGTTGATGCTTACTGGTGAAGATGTTAAAGCGGCAGGTGCGGCAGGTGTTGCTCGTAAGACTGCGGCCTTTATGTCTTGGCTTGGCGATGCTGTTGCCGCTGACTCCAACATCATTGATGCTACGGCAGGCCCTGCGGCCCCTATTGCTAACGCAGGTGATGGTACTAGTGTAGCGGCCCCCGCAGGTGCTGACGTTGTTTTGACGATGGATCATGTCAATGATTGCGTACAGCAGGTGTGGGAAGCAGGTGGTAACCCAGATGTAATCATGTGTGATGCGTCATTGAAAGTTAAAATGTCGGCTCTGGCAGGTTCTGTCGTTGCTGATCTTGTGACTAACCATGACAAAGCGTCACCCGCCCATGCAGTTAATTCTGTTGATGTAATCGTCACAGACTTTGGTACGTTTAAAATTGTACCTAGCCGTCTGTGTCTACCAAACCAGTTGTACATTGTTGATTTCGATTTCTGGAGCATTGATTATTTGCGTCCATTTACGACTGAAACTTTGGCTAAGACTGGTGATTCCGTCAAGCAGATGATGGTTGCTGAGTATGGCCTTCGAGGTAAGAATGGTCAGGCTAACGGTGCTGTGATCGGCGTCAAAGCGGCGTAATAAGTTTGGCTCCTTTCCTTCGGGAAGGGAGCCTTTCTTTCTGAGGAAACTATGAGTAAAAAACTACTTAAAGAAGGTCTTAAACAACCTAAAGAGCAAACAGTAAAAGAAAAACCTTACACTGTTAAAGCATCTGTACAGAAAGCAGTTAAAGATTTAAAAGCAATGTCAAAGGATAGAGGATCATTACCGCTATGAGAGAGAAGCATTACCGTAAAACCACAGTAGAAGAACACTCTGATGGTACGGCTAGTATTGTTACTCACCAAGATGTTGAGCCTATATTAAGAAACAATAAAGAATTATTAAATAACTATGGTGATAAGCGTACTTTTGGTAAGCAACAGCATGGTATGAGAGTAGCATCTATTCCTGTAGGTATATGGGAACAGTGGATGAAAGAAACAAACGGTGCAATAGAGAAAGATACCAAGTTAATGAAGAAGTATCTTAACGATCCTGATAACGCTTTCTTACGCACAACACCCACCACACTATGAAAAAGAGGCTATAACTATGCACCCTAACAAATTTAAAAAAGAAAAAATGAAGAATAAAGAGGCTACTGAAACAATGGACGAATCAGTGGTTAATCGTATAGCAAAAGAATTGGGAAGTCAATACTCTACTCTTTACAGAAACAGTCTTATTAGAAAAGGCGCAAAAAAATTATTGGGGAATTAAATTATGTGGCTATACAATCCCGGTCAAGCAGGAGCAACACAAACAAATTTTGCCCCCTTAAACAATACAGTATATTATATTTCTCGTAGATAATGGCTATATCAAACTATACAGAACTTAAAACTGCTGTAGCGAACTGGTTAGATCGTGATGATCTGACTGATCGCATACCAGAGTTTATAGCATTAGCGGAGTCTAGGTTTAATCGCCTACTCCGCATTCGTGCTATGGAGTCTAAGCAAACCGCATCTACTGTAGCAGGACAGCAGAACCTAGCATTACCCGCTAGGTTTATACAAATGCGTAATCTACAGATTAATACATCTCCTGTAACCCCAATGCAATATGTCACACCTGAAATATTTGACCGCTTATATGGCGGTTCTGCTAATGGCACTCCCAAGTTTTATACTATTATTGCTAATGAACTTCAGTTAGGCCCAACGCCAGACACAGTTCAAACAATAGA